GGGGCCCGTGAGGGCCCCTGGGGCGCAGTGCAGTACATCCTGGACCTATGACGTACTTGTTGTTGGTTCAGATGAGATCTTAGTGATCTCAACCTTGTATTACTCCCCGGCCGTCAGGAGGTACGTGGTATTTCAACCTCAACTATTAGGAAGAGGCCAATACCCCACAAGCTTGTAGCTCGTGGAACTCTGTGGCACTCGCGTCGATATACTGACACGGGTGAAGTCTATCGTACGACAAAAGATGTCGGTGATAGCACAGAGGCGTACTCTCACTTGAACGGGATTCAGGTTACTGAATCAGAGTCTCATCCTTCCTGGAAGGATCGCCGTAAGGGGATCTATTCAGGAGACGTGGGAGGCCCATTCACAATGCGCAAGCGATATGCTAAGTCACTTGGTGGCACGGCAGGCTTGGGCACCCCGTGGGTCTACAACGGTTACAATGAGGAGGTGTCGACCGCTTACAGCGGACCGATGCTTCCCGTTGCACCTTCGTTTATGTCATATCCGCCTTATGCAGATTCTAGCGACTCGACGCTGAATCGGCTAGGGACGGAGGCAATTGCGAAGGTTTCACCGTCAAACCCGGTCGCGGATCTTTCAACCATGCTCGGCGAACTCGTTAGAGAGGGCATTCCTGCCCTCCTCGGGTCCACTTTGAGAAAGTGGCGAGGTATGAGTGGCAAGGAGTTGCGAAACTCCATTGGTCACGAATATCTCAACGTCGAATTCGGTTGGAAACCACTTGTCAACGACCTTCGAAAAGTTTCGAGGGCGATTCGCGATGCTGATTCCATTTGGGCTCAGTATGAACGCGATGCAGGCAAGTTGGTTCGCCGCAGGTATGAGTTCCCGGTTGTTACGACGGAAGAAGTGACGCTCGTCAGACAGGACGTAAGTCCGTGGATTTCTCCATCTGGCGGTGTGTTGTCGGATCCTGCGCGTAACAATCAGGGTAAGGTGTATCGGATCGATAAGGTCACGATACGTCGGTGGTTTTCTGGCGCTTTTATCTACTACCTTCCTGTGACCGTTCACGGTCGCGGTAGCGTAGCGATGAACGTCATACAGGCCAAGAAACTTCTTGGTCTGTCACTGACTCCAGATACTCTCTGGAACCTCACCCCGTGGAGTTGGGCTCTCGACTGGTTTGCTGATACTGGAGACATTCTCCAGAATTGGTCTAACTGGGCTATCGATGGCCAGGTGTTGAAGTATGGGTACATAATGGAACATACTGTTTCAGAACGTACTTACACTTTCCTCGGCCCTACCGGTTTTCGTGCCGGGGGCGTGAGGCCTTACGATCAGACGCTGGTTTCAGAAACCAAAATCCGACGTCAGGCGACACCGTACGGGTTCGGCCTAAAGTTTGGGGGACTTTCCCTCAGACAGCAGGCGATTGTTACCGCGCTTGGCCTAGCCAAGTCGTGAGTAGCAGATGTACTATCCGCGTCTCAACGCCAATTGGGGGCTTTACATAGCCCCTAGGAGTGATGCCTATGTCGTTCACCGACCCGCAAACGGTCACCATCTCAGGTACGACGATTCCCCTCCCTCGCGTTAGCTTGGGGGAGAACAAGTCGGAATACCTGAGCGCTGACGGCCTCACCCGCTTGACGGCTTCCCATGACTACGGGAAGCGCACACGGCGGATGATGCGGATCGACACCTCGAAGCTGGCTCCGGACGTTTTCCGTCCGGCGGAGAATGTGGACGTGTCGATGGCGTGTTACATCGTCTTCGACGTGCCCCGGCGCGGCGGCTATACGGCCGCCGAGCAACTCGCGGTGTATCAGGGCTTCAAAACCCAGATCACTGCCAGCACCGACGCGCTCATTACGAAGCTCCTCGCAGGCGAGTCCTAACGGGCTGTCTGTAGAGAGCTTAGTCTGAGCGTGACACCAGACGCACGCGGTGATCGGACACCCCGAAGGGGGAACCGTAGCCGCAGCGACTCTCGCCGTTCTTCGGCGGGTCGTCGCAAGTCCGACTTTGACGCTCGCACTACCATCACCAAGAAGGTGTTGATTGGTGTGAATGTCGCTGTCGGGGCTTTGTACCTGGTTGGTGAGGCCATTCTCTTCGGGCAGAATTTCTGCCCATGAGTGATGGCGTGAACATTCGGTCCGATTTTGTGCACTATCAGAGGTGGGGTCTCACCCACATTATGGTAGATGTGCATTTTCGGTCAGCTAATTTGCTGACCCCTGAGCAGTTTGCTGCGGTCCAACAGCTCGTTCTTGCCTGTCGAAGGCTTGACGAGCTGTGTCCGAGGTCATTGACCTTGGACCCGTCTTGGACTGCTCGTGGGGATCCGGGTGTTATTGACGCGTAGGCTAGGGATCTGTCCACCCCCTATCTAGGAGGGAACAGTGAAAAGCCTGACGTCACTCTGGTCCATTGTCGCGATAGATCTCGCGACAAGATGTTGCACTAGCGCCACACGCGACATAAAAACTGTCGTGTGTCGGACCGAACATGAGGGGTTGTCGTTTTTGGCGATTACCCTGGCGGACTTTGGTAAAGCCACCCAAAAGTGGCTCGACCAAGTCTTCGTCGTCCCTTCTGATGCTCCCTCCTTCAAGAGGAAGCCTCATACTGGGCTCCCGGCATTTCTGTCGGGTTTCCTTGGACGTATGTTCGATCCTGGTAGTGGTGTGTTGCTTGAAGAACCGTGCATCGAAGCAATCTTTGCTGTACGTCAGCTTTCACTGATGTTTAGCAAGATCGCCCTTCCGGATACTGACAGTGATGTCAGCTTAACCGGTGGAGGACACCGCAAGGTGGTCTCCGCTAGCCGGGAACGGCGAGCGATGCGCGAATTCCTCGAGTGTGAGAATGATGTCAAGGCCTCCGACGCTAGACTTGATCCCCTCTTTCGGGAGGATTTCGTCCGTATGTCGGAGATGCTTTTTGGCGATTTGTTCGCCAAGGTGGATAGGGATATCCATTGGGGTCGTTTGATCCCAAAGCATGGTCCAGGCGCTGTTGCTGACAAACTTAGCAGTAATGCTAAGTGTAGTCAGCTTACCTGGCCCGCACGTCTTCAGCGATGTTTCCCTGCTGAAGAGTACCTTGTTCCAAACCGGCATTTTCGTCCCGATTTGGAGCTTGGTCTTGACGTTGTCGAACCTGGTGCAGAGCGACCCGTAAGGGTCGTGACTGTGCCTAAGACGCTCAAGGCGCCTAGGGTGATCGCCATAGAACCTGCTGCGATGCAATATGCGCAACAGGCTATTCTTGGCGGTCTTCTGGATGCGTTGAAAGAGGATGATATCCTCTCTCGCATCATCGGAATCGACGACCAGGACCCGAATAGGGAACTGGCCCGTCTTGGGTCACTCAGCGGTGACCTGGCTACACTCGATTTGAGTGAGGCTTCCGATCGCGTCTCGAATCAGCATGTAATTGCCCTGCTGGAAGGATATCCTCAATTGCTTGAGGCCGTCCAATCCTGCAGGTCGAGGAAGGCTGATGTACCTGGTCACGGAGTTATCCGTTTGGCCAAGTTCGCTTCTATGGGTTCAGCTCTCTGCTTTCCTTTCGAGGCGATGGTCTTCGCGACCGTCATCTTCCTAGGGATTGAAAGAGAGCTCGGCACACCTCTTTGTCGTGACGATGTTGTTTCGTTGTCACGACGGGTGCGTGTCTTTGGGGATGACTTGATTGTCCCCAGGGATCATGTGCTTTCCGTCGTAGATGAACTGAGTGTCTTCGGACACAAAGTCAATGTCAGCAAGTCTTACTGGACCGGAAGGTTCAGGGAGAGTTGCGGGAAGGAATATTATGACGGCCATGACGTTTCCATAGTCAAGGTCCGCCAGGTTATTCCTTCACGACGGTCAGACGCGAGTGGTGTTATCGCAACAGTCGAGCTCAGGAACCTGTTTTATCTAGCAGGTATCTGGTCGGCCGCGCGATGGCTCGATGAACAACTCGAGGGGATGCTTCGGCATTATCCAACAGTTGCAAAGTCATCACCACTGCTTGGCAGGATCTCGTTTCTGGGATGGGAATTCCGGAAGCTAGATCCTAATACGCACAGCCCCCTAATCAAGGGCTATAGAGTGCGTGCCAAGCCTCCTCCAGATCATCTGGAGGGGGCGGGTGCCTTGCTTAAGTGCCTCCTGTCTATGTCTCAGAGGAGAGTAACGCCTCCGATGGGTTTGGACATCAATGCTGAGGTTGACCCATTGGGTCACCTCATGCCAAGCGTTGACGAAGAGCACCTAGAGCGTTCTGGACGCCCCAAGCGCGTAGACATCAAGCTTGGATGGGGGTCGCCGGTTTAACAACCGACGACCGGGGGCCTTAGGCCCCTGTGGGAGATACCAAAGTATCTTCTTCCCGGCAACGGACCAGACTTTTGTCTGTCTATCACCGGGTGGTTAGGAGATGCACTTGGCAGTGCATCTCCCACCCC